ATTTCGTCCTTCCAGTCGTTTTGCCGGGCCTCTAAAAGTTTGCCCTGGTATTGCTCCTCACCTCGGGCCATGCGCTCTGCATGCATGAGTCTTGCATCAGACATCGCCATCTTTGTACGTTGACGGTTTGCATAAAGTTTACCTCCAGCCTGTAATGCTATCTTTGCGAGTCCAAACCAAGCCATATTAGTACCAAGTTACAGGTTTTTGCTTCTTACGAGTGTATTGACCCGTAGGAGCGACCTTGTCTCCAGTCGCAATGTAAGTTTTTCCTCTGAAACTAGTCTTTGATCTTGGATCAACCGACTTTTTCTGTTCAGGAAACGAACCTACCTTAGCTTTTTTATAATTCCAAGCCATATTTTCCTCCTTTTAATTAATCTACTCCTTTTATAACACCTTTATTACGAGAAGCATAGAAAACTCGCTTTGCTTTCTTCTTCCCATAGGTTTTTTTCATTTTTTTCATAATTTTTTTACCTTTTTTCGTTAATGGCATTATTTTCCTCCTCTTGGCTTCATTCTAGCAAGTTGAAGTCGGTTTTGATTAGCCATTTCTTGTTTTTCAAGTGAAGTATCAGCTCTTAATTCAGCTAATTCTTCATTTTGGTCAAGTTTGTCATCAGTAATATCTCTATTTTGTACTAATTTAGCTCTATCCACATTAACTCTAGCTTCCATCTCTTGTTTTTTACGCTCATTTTCCATTGCTTTCAAGTCTACTTCTCTAGATTTAAGTTTAAGTAATGGATCATGGTCAAATTGAGATGTAATTTTCTTCTCTTCCTTCATAAAGTCTTCAGTTAATTCTGCAATCAGAATTGCTTTTCTTGCTTCCATCTGTTCTGAGAACTGTTGAAGCTGTCTTTGAATTTGTTGCTGCATTTGTGGGTTCTGTTGAGCTGTTTGTTGTAGCTGTTGAACTTGTTGAATCTGTTCTTTAAATTCTAATTCAACCTGTTCCTGAGCCATGATCGAAATATGTTCTAAAATATTCTTTTCCATAGAAATCATAACCGGTGGAGCATTTCTAACCATGTTTGTTGCCATAAAATTTAAGTGAGCTGTAACATGCGCTCTATGATCTTGACCTCTAAATGCTTGAAAAGGTTTTTGTGTTAATGCATCAATATGTTCTAATGCAGGATCTTTAGGTGCTGTTGGAGCAGGAGGAGGTAAAATTTTATCAATATCTTTAATTCCTAATGCTTCATACATTTTTCTATAAATCACATACATATTATGTATTTGTGGATTTGATGTTGCTAATTGTAACTCTGTTTGTGCAATCGTAATTCTTTGAGACATAGAAAAGATGTTTGGATCTGCAACAGGAAGAATATCTACTCTATCATCAAAATCTTGAAGTTTAACTTCTCTTCTATCTCCAACTACATCATATGGATAAACTGGAGGTAGATATATCTTAAATACTTTAGCTAATAATTTAAATTCTTGTTTCAATCCTGCGTACAATCTTTTATGAATTGCAGACATTACTCTTGATCCTCTTTCAAGTAATGCAACTGTCGTTCCAACTGCAGCTTGTTGATTTCCATCTCCAACTTGCATATCAGCAATAGCCGCAAATCTTTGACCTGCTTGAACTACAATTCCCATTAATTGTAATAAAGTTTGTGAGGGTTCTTTATACGGTAGAGGATAGAACGCATCTTTTAAACTTCCGCCTGGAGTATCTACATCTTTAAACTCTCCTGGTTGAATTGGGGATGCTTCATCTTTAACTCTTATTCCTCTTTGTTTAAATCCCGCTGGTAAATTCGATAACGTTCCCGCATCCAATAATTGACGGAGAGCCGCTGTTGCCGTACGGCTCAGTCCGCCAATCATATGAATGAGTCCAAAACCATAAAATCCTAGTCCTGGCAGAAATTTGAAGTGGACAAAATATTGGATTTTTTTTCGTTTTGGATCATTGGGCTCAAAGTTCCTCTTAATAGAAAGAACTTTTCGACTACCTTCTTCGATTGTTACGATGTAAGGTAATTTCACTCCGGTAGGACTTCCATCTTGTCCTACATCTTCAAAACCTTCCAAATCTAAATTTACATGACATTCCAGCAACGTATATATACGTTCCTGTCTGCTTTTTTTAGATCCTTCCAGTTCTCTCTCTTTTTCGGTAACTTTATCTTCAACCACTCCTGGCTGATGTAATTCAATATCTTTATAAAAACCTGAAACTTGTTGTTTTCTTAAATCGTTCTCTGAAATCTTAACTACATGAACAATGGCTTCCGCATCCTCTAATGAGGTAGCAGAATACGGAACCACTAGATCATCTGCTGGAACGAACTTAGAAACCGCTCGTCCTAGTAAATCGTCATAATAAACTTTTTTAAATGTTGATCCACTTAAAGGTAAATGGAATAACATTTGATCAAATTCGAATTCATATTCCATCATCTGATCCATGATGTAATAATTCATAAAATCTTTAACTCGATTTGCTTGTTGTTCTTTAGCTTGGTTGGAAACTCCTAAAATCTGTGTACGTACGGGTCCTTCAGCAGGAAGCAATTCTTTATAGGCTCCAGCTTGAAACTGTGTAACCGCTTCAGCTAAAACCGGGTGTGTGGCACCGGATGCGCCTTGAAAAGGCTCACTTCTATTTTCATATTTAAATCCTAAAAGATTTAACCCTTTAATGTAACTTTCTTCCCATTCTTTTCTCGACATTTTATAATCCGTATAGTTGGATTGCATTTCGCTACCAATGGGATCTAAAATATCATCAGGAAGTAATTCTGCTAAATTGTCAAAATGTTTTTCAGTTCCAGGAATATTTAATCTTCCTGGTTCAAAATTAAGTTGAACCCCACCATCTTCAAGTTGTGTCACTTCAATGGGTTCTTGTGTAAGTCTCTCCGTTTCTTTCAGAACAACGTCTTGATCCGGTCCCGGAACTTCAACGTCGGTTCTTACTATATTAGGGAGTCCTTTATCGATTCGATTATCTGCCATTTATACTCCTACGTGTTTCTAACATTATTTAAAAGGTAAGGCAAGCCACTAGAATTCGGTCCTGATTTAGGTGGTTGAGCACTAACTCTTCCTCCTGTTGCAAATTCAGGTTCTGTATCATCTAATAATTTAGCCTCTTCCATTGCTTGATCAGCTCGGCCCTCTGCCCAGTTAACTTGTTGTTCACCTTTAGTCAATCCATGTTTATCTACATTCTTAACTGTACCAGTAGTATATGTTTCCATAAGTCTTCCATTACCACCAAGAATATCATCTACTGTATTATGAGTCACAGTCTCCCAATCCATGTCCTCAGGATAGCGATATGTAGGAGATTCATCTACAACTTGAAACTCTCCTTTGAAAAAATGAGCTTTTTCTCCAGGATTTACTTCTATCCAGTGCGGATGTTCATAAGTCACGTGCCATGCTTGATCATAGTCATTGACCCCCATAACCGTATAGTTATCTCCTTCTTTAACAACATCAATTCCTTTAAGATCATCTCCTTTTACAAAACTATACATACCATCTCCTTCGTAAAGAAATCTTCCTTCTTTTTCTAATTTAGCAATAAAAGCTGGAAACCATTCTGGCATTTTGGAAGTTGTATCTACTAACGGTTTTATAAATCCAGCTGATTTTGGAACAGGGGTTATTTTAAATACTTTATCCAATCCAAAAACTTTCAACGCTCCTAAAAATCCAACGGTTCCCATCGTTGCAAGAAAGTCTCTTCGAGTAAATCCCTTATGCTCTAATTGTTCGGTAATTCTATCTCCGATTACTTCAGCATCTTTTGTAGTTTTAAAATGATTTTTAATGTGATTATAATATTTAAGCGGTGGAACAATCGGAGTTGCAATTTCAGCTCCTAATTCCGTCACTTGACCAAATCGTTTAGCTGCCGGAGTTAATCCTTCTTTTTTTGCTTCATTCTCCGCTACTGTTTTTAATTTTCTCATAAATTGACTTACTTTAGACAAACCAAACATTTTATGTCTCTCTGGATCATCTAAATGATATAACCAAGGTTCGTTCTTCTGTTGCAGTACTAATTTTCTAAAAAGTTGACTTGCCTGTCCTGGAACCCATTCCACACCTCTGGCAACCCCTGAAAGAGCTCCCGTAACTCCCAATTTCATGCCTGAGGGATGAAACATACTGTAAAGATGAGATCCAAGTTCTTCGGCACCACCTTTACCCCAGGTACTTACGTCCCAACCTTCTTCTCTATATTTTTCCTTTTGCCTTCCCTCTTCTGCTAAAACTTTTGCCCTAGCTTCATCAACTTCCATTCCTTCAAGTAAATATTTTAAAGGAGCAATATTCTTATCGCCTCTTCCATAATGTTGAATAGGTCCATCCTCTTCTCTTACATACGTATCTTCATTAACATCATAAATATCTGCAATGATATTATGAATATCTGTTTCTTTTTCTTCTTGATTATTATTCATAGCGTTTGTTAGAGGATAGTCCATGGTCCCTGTTTGAAGATTCACGCGCCCGCCAACTTGATAACCAACACGGCCGCCTTTTTTGAACATGGCATCATCTCCAATTGGAGATTCAACATCTTCTGTTCTAGTTCCGCGATTCTCCCAGCTTTCTTTAATTTTTCCAATTTCTTTTGATGCTCTACCTTTGTAATCGTATTCACGAATATCTTCCCAACCTTTAGCAACACCGGGTCCTAAATAATAAGAGGTTAATAATTCCTCAGGTCTATCCATTCCCATAGCCTGAGCTTTTTTTACATCATGAAGACCTAATCCAACAGCTGCTCCCGATAAAGGAGGCATAACCGTTCCTAAAACTTTTAATGCAACCTTGCCGGCATATTTTGCAACAGGTTTAATAACATTCCCTGCTTTCTTTAAAAATTTGTCACCAAAAAGTTTTGGATTAGGATCTAAATCTAAAGCGTTTAAATTGTTTTTAAAAATAGGAGAGGTCTTTGTTTTAGAATCCCAACCTACATTATTGTCTTGGGCTCCGTGCATTACTCCATTAATATTTACTCTAAGATTTTGATTTTTAATAACGGTTTCTGCATCAATAGGCATCTTATCCAAATTATTTCTAGCCATATATCTACGCACATTATTAATAAACTGCCCATTCAT